TACACATTTCATTTTGGTAATAGTGGTAATAGTGATGGGGTATCATATGTGCGAAATGGAGACACGATTTTATGTCCTTTAATGGATTATGAAGTAACATCTGATATGTCAATCTTTTTTAGAGAAAAATCAACAAATGCTATAAGTGATACAACTCTAGAATTAGGTTGGTATGGACAAAATAGCAAAAGTATCATTAGCGATGAATGGGTCACTGGAGATGCTGATGGAATTACATCTATAGATATTAATCCTAACCAAACAAATTGGGGTGTTCCTAGGATGATTGATTTTGATGCATTTGCTGATACAGGAGCGGGTTCTGTATTGCATGGTACACATACTGCAATAGGATTACGTGTAGGTACTAACCAAACTGGTGGTACTGTAAAATTACAAGTTAAAATAGTGCCATTTAGGGCATAAAAATAAGGAAAGAAGTTATGGGTGATAAGATAGATGTAGATTTACATAATATTATGGGACAAATGGGAAGTCTTATGGGGCAAATGGGAATTTCTGGCGGTCCAAAAGGCAAGTCTGGTAAAGTTGCTCCTGCTCCTAAAGGTAAAAGTGGTGGAAGCAAAGCAAAAGATAGAAAAGCGGATAAGCCTAAGCAAAAAGCAAAAGGTAAAGATAATGGCAAGTCGCCTATTTCTAAGGTTCCACCTAAGAAGCCTGGTAAAGTAGACCCGCCTAAATCTAAAAAACCTTAGGAGGTAAATTATGGCAGACAGCGTGACAGAATGGAAAAGTGGACAAAATCCTACTCCTGGAGTAGAATCTGTGGGATATCCTTATTGTGATTTTACATGGAATGACCCTGACACAAATAGTGATGATGCTATTACTTCTAACCCAATTGCATATCCTGGTCGTTATTTTAGTTTTGCATTAAACACTACTGGTGCAGCGGTAGGAGGGTCTGCTAATTTAGCTTTTACTATAATCGGAACTAATGATATTAGTCTAAGTGATAATAAATGGACTACTGTGTCTACAGGCACTATATTAAATGCAGCTATTGGCGGAAAAATGAGTAGTGCTAAAATTTCTACAGAGACTAAAGGAAGTACAGTTGGTGATGGTATTTTTAAATTTTATAAATTAAAATTAGACCCTAGTGCAGACCCTGGTACAGTAGCCATGAGAGTTGGTTTAAATGCTCCGCCAATAGCAAGTAATGCCTAGTAAAAAAGTAGTATATAGTGGTGGTGTTGGGAATCAGTGGCATAGTAATGTCAAGCCTGACACCAGGCGTAAAATGAATACTGAAAAGAAAAAAGGTAAAAAATAGTGGCAGCAATAACAAATTATAAAGAACGTATTGAAGATTTATCAGGAGTATTAATAGATACTACTACTGCTAATGATACTATGCATCAGTTTATTATTGATGGTTGTTATGACGTAATTGATAAATTACAAAAGTCTAATAATTTTAATCCGCAAGAATTTGTTCAAGCTAGCAATCAATTGAATGATACTACAACGTCATTAAATGTAAGTAACAAACGTGATATTTTTTATGTAGAACGAAATACGCTTCCATGTAAATTTGTGCCTGAAAATCAACGTACTTATATAGACAATGATAATTCAATTTATAAAGCGACAGATGATGACCCAGCATATTATATTTTTAATAGAACATTACATATTAGGCCATTACCTACAAACAGCGCAACTGCATATGTATATTATTTACCTGAATATTCTGTTAGTGATATAGCAGTCGATAGTACGATTGATAATTATCCTATTAAATATACTGAACATATATTGCTATATGCAGCATATATGGTATTAGGTAAGCAATTATTAGATTTAACTGAAGATGTAACTACTAATTCTTTATCAATGGATGTAATTAGGAAAATGTTTAATGAAAATGTTCCTGCAGAAAGCAGAGATATTTTTGATTACTTAGAAGATGAAGATAGCGAAATGGTACAAGCTACATTACAAGCTGCGCAAGGTGCAATGGCTGTAACAGCAGAAAAATATAAATGGTATCAAGATAAAATGAATATGTTAAAAAATGAATATATGATGAAATTTAGTATTGGAGGTGAAGGGTAATGGCAAGTTTAACTGGACAAAGTATAGCATCAACGTATCCTTTACTATTAAAAGTAGCAGATACAGGAATAGACGGAACATTACGTGTTATTGAAGATGGTGATGCTACAGCTAGCGCATTAAAGATATCGACTGCTGGAATACAATCTACAGGCACATTAACAATTAATGGAACTAGCACGTTAACGGGTGATGTTACTTTAGGTGCAGCATTAACTATTGGCTCAAATCTAACATTTGGAGGTACTGCTACTACGTTGTCGGGTGCCAATAGATATGTTTTTAAGTCAAATGTAGGCCAAGATTTATTTATTAGGCTAGAAGCTGATAATTCAACACATAACAGTGATAATTGGGAAATTCAAATTGCTAATGGTGATGCTTTTAAAATTAGGTCAAAAGCTAGCGGTATTTATGTAGATAAATTATCATTAGATAGTAATGGCGATACAGTGGTTGCTGGTAATTTAGACGTGGTTGGAAATGTTAATATACAAGGTGGAGATATTACTACTGATGCTGGTGATATAGCAATTAAATCTAACGGAAATTTATCATTCCTTTTAGATGATAATAATGATGAAACATCTCAAAGTTTTGGATTTTACAATGATACTACAGAAATAGCTAATTTAGATGAATCAGGGAATTTACAAATAGATGGCAGTTTAACAGTTAGTAGTAATATCATTAAAGCTTCTGATGGTGGAAGTACTATTACAATGGATACATCTGACAATGTAACTATTGCTGGAGGTTTAACCGCTGCTACTACTCTAACATTGTCAGGTGGAGCATCTACAATAACTGTACCAGATACAGCTCACAATGCTGTAGGTTCTGCATTGTCAATTGAAGCTGGAGATACTACTGCTGGGACAACAAATAATATTGCTGGTGGTGCATTAAATTTAAGAGGTGGGCGTGGTAAAGGTTCTGGAGCTGGTGGAGATATTGTATTTCAAGTTGCTAATGCAGGTATTGGTAGCGGTAGTGCTATAAATAGTTGGGCTACTGCATTGACTATTGATGATAGTACAGCAGCTACTTTTAATTCTACCGTAACATGTACTACGTTAGTGGCAAATGGGATTACATCAACTCCTGCAAGCGATATAACTATGTCTGCAAAGAAAAGCTTTTTTGTCTTTTTAGATAGTGATGATGACGTTGATGAAACAACACACAATAGTACTTTTACAGTAAAAGACCATGATAGCACTAGTTTATTTAATGTTGATGAAAGTGGGAATACAACTACTGCAGGGACATCATCAATTACTGGTGCATTAACAGTTGGGGGTAATATGATTATTACCGACGCAACTGACGGGATAGTACATACAAATAGCGGAACTGTAACGCAACTTACAGACCATACTACAGGTGTTCTTATTAATGCTACTAGTGGTGTAATTCAATTAGCTGCAGTTACATTGGCTTCTACAACAAACGCTGAATTTACGGTAACTAATTCAACGGTTCAAACTGACTCAGTTATTTTAGTAACAGTGCAAGATGAAAATACAACACCCAATGTTCAACTTGCTGCTGCTGTACATACAATTGCAAATGGTAGTTTTAAAATTAGCCTTGTAAATCCACACTCAGCTGGTGGCGCCGCATCTGCTACAGCTAGTAAAATTCATTTTTTAGTAATTAATAATAGTTAGAGGAGAGTAAAATGAAAGCGATTAAAAGCGATAAAAAAACAGTAGACACTAAACCTTCCAATGATGAGGTTTTAGAGTCTTTAAGGGCACAATTTGAGCATCATAAGACTATGATGATAAAGTCTCAAGGTGCTATTGAAGTGTTAGAACAGATGAATAATGGAGAAATCCAGGAGAAATAATGAAACAGCTTCAGTTAATAGAATTAATACAGCAACATCATCCTAAAGGTTACACTGAAATACGTGCTGCACTTAATAGGGCCCAAGATGATTTTTGTGCAAGAACAGAGTTGATGAAAAAGACTTATACACAAACATCTATTGCAGGTCAAAGATATTATGAATTAGATGATAATATTATTAAAATATTACGTGTTCAAGTTAATAATGTAGATATACCACGTTTAATTGGAAGTCCTGTTATAGATGATGATGAATTTGATGTTAGCTCAGGAACAGGCGCAGCTACTACATCTAGCAATGAAAGATATTGGTATGTTGACAGTGGCAGGTTAGGAGTTGTAGAAAAAGTTACTAATGCTGTTACACGTGATGGTAAAACAAGTGATTATCAATCTATTTCTGTTGCTAAAGAGATGAGAATTTATTCTATTGCACAAGCAAATGATTTTACTGCTACCTTAACTCAAGAGTCAGAATTGCCAAAGCAATTTCATGAAGGGTTAGCTCATAAGGTAATTGCAGATGGATATTTAACCCCTCCAAATATTAATGCTGATGCACATAAGATATTCTATATTAAATACATGGATATGGTAAAAGAGGGAAAAAAATATGCTAGGTCAAATTATAATCAAACAGGCTTTATTAAGCCATCATATTTTTAATGGCCTGGACTACAGAAATAATAACATCGCAATCATGGGGTTCTCAAAAAACTAATTGGAATACGATGTCTACAGTTTGGGATTCTTCTGAAGTTCAAAGTACTGATAATTGGGTCGAAGAGTCGAATGCAACTGAATAGAAAGGAAATATGCTAGACGATACTTTAAAAACAACGTTTATTGGAGGAAGTTCTGCAGGAGTAATTTTAACAGGTTGGTTGCCTGATGCTATTGCCGTATTAGTAGGGTTGTTAACAGCTTTACATTTAGCTATTAAAATAGTAAAAGAATTTAAAAAATAAAAGGAGTAATATGATAAGTAAGATAATGGGCTTTACAATGAAAAATATAATGACTGAAAAACTTGTAAAAAGTGTAGTAGGCGTTTTAGGAGATTACTTAGTAGCTTCTTCAAAGAATAAGTTAGATGATAAACTTTGGAGTAAAGTTAAAACAAGTTTAGGCATTTAAGCCTGTGATACTATTAGAGGACCTTATTGTAGATAATCAAGCAGATAGCGTGATAGATTCTATAGGTGTAGAAAATGAAGAACATTTTGAAGAAAAACCAAAAAGATGTTTACATTGTAAATCACGTGACATGGAAGCAATAGAGGTATTAGGAGCAATAGATGAACCGATATTATGGGCATGCTTAAAATGCGATGCTTTATATTTGAAGTTCCCACGAAGCGAAACTGAAGTTTTGCTTGCAAGTGCAAAAGGACTCTGGACATCCCCTCTTGATTGGGGATTTAAAGAAAGAGACCTTTTCAGTTAGGAGTTTTTTGATATGGCTAGTATCGACAAAGGTGTCGTTAAGCGTGCAATTGTTACGCCTGATAAACACGCACCTATTCACGATAGAAAAGCAATCAGCGTAGTAAAGCAAGCGATTGAGATAGTAAAACCTGACATATACGTTGATTTAGGTGATTTAGGTGAGTTTGCAGGATGTTCACATTGGCAATGGAAAAGAAAGAAAAAACCGCCATTGGAATTTAT